GTATGATATTTGACGCCAGAGCAGATGTAATAACCGAGTCATTAAAGATAATAACAATATCTTGGGGATTTTTTCGCAGATAAGATCCTATTTCCTTTTCACCAAAACCATTTCGCTTTGGCTCTTCGGTTGCCAGAGCATCATGAAGGATTACATCTTCCGATATGTCATTACGTTGATCTGAGCCAAATGTCTGTTTGTAGTTCTGGAAACCATAAATGGTTAACCGTATGTTCTTTTTTAGCCCCAAATATTTTGATATATAATAAACAACACGGCTATAACCATTTGATTGCCCGATTGGATATGTGCCACAAAACATAACTCGTAATCGTTTATCATCCGTAGTAGTATCCGTAGGAGTGATATTTGTTTGGAATGAATTTACATGAATCGTTCCATTTTTTTCACTACTTGAATTCGCAGAACTATTAGAAGTTTTGGTCTTACTTTCACCTTCTCTTACTTCTCCAAAATGTTCGGTTCGTGAGAATATTCCCAACATTTATAATACCAAAAGTATATTTGTATAATTCATAGCATGTTATGTTTATATGGATTAAATATTAAACAACTTGTTGACCATAAGAGATAAGGGCATTTTTAGCTGCTATGTTTTCAGCATCCTTCTTTGAAGCTCCTGTTGCCTTGCCCAATATTGAACCGCTCTTATTTTTAACACAATATTCAAATATCTTATGATTGTTGCGAACAGTTATACCAATTTCACAGAAGCGCGGAGCATCTTGAAAGCTATGTTGCATAAATCGTACCAGCATATCTTTGTAGTTTGTTTTAGATTGAATAAGATCTGCGAAATCAAGATTTGTTTCCAGAATATGTATAATCCATTGTTCTGCTACATGGTATCCCGCTCCTGTAAGAGGACCATTTGGCAGTTTTATGGATGCTGGTAGAACTACTTCCGCATCTGTTTGTTGAAAATCCATATAAATAGCACCAATAAATGCTTCAAACATATCCTCCATAATTTTATAGTTCATGCGACCAGATACGTCTTCCACCTGTTTGGATATAACAGCAAATTTTGAAAATCCAACCAGACCCGCAAGAAAGCCTAACATTTTACCATTTACAATTTTTGTTCGCATTTTCGAAAGAAAACCTTCGTTTTGATCCGGATATCTATCGTAAAGATATCGCGCTACGATCATACCCAAGATAGCGTCTCCAAGAAATTCAAGGCGTTCATAACTCATTTCCTGTAAGGGCAGACAGTTGTCAGGACAACGATCATTTCCTGTTTCAAAATCATCATTTTTCATTGTACAGTAAGACCTATGTACGAGGGCATTTCTATAAAGATTAATATTATTGAATTGAATACCTTCAAGACCATTTTTATCGAAAAGATTTCTAAGATCATTTTCTGTCAGTAATACATTGTTTGGATTATATGGTAATCCTTCAATCTTTACCTCCTGCGTCTTGTTATGGAGATTTTGAATACGATTCATTTTTGTTATTAGTTTCTTCTTGATAATATTAACTTGTCTATGATTTAAATAAATACTGATATCAAATTTTATAGACGAACCATGGTACAAAGATCTATAGGTAATCGTATAGAAGAGATGAAAAAAATATATGTTGAGCTTGAAAAACTGGAACTTGGAGACCAGTTTGATGAGATAAAGACATTTCAAATGATATGTAATGATTATGTACGCAAAGGAGAATCTGTATCAGGTACAATTATTATACCTAACTTGATGCGAAAACTTGTATATAATTTTCCATCGTCATCTCATCATAAATGTATAGCATGTCTCAAGGCTTTATAGTTTATAGTTTATAGTTTATAGTTTATAGTTTATATCTCGTAAGACTTGTTCATGACACCTATATCCCACCCATCGTAGTGTCTTTTTTTCTGATTTTCTAACTCTATTTCTAAAAGTCGCAATTCATTAGAAAGTGTAGCAGATAGTTCTTCTACGACATCCCAATGATACATAGCATCGTAGTGTTCAGGGCCGCGGATAATAGTATTATGACGCGCCATACGACGATGTACGATTATTTTTATACGAAGAGAACGAATGCGTTCGTGTCGGTTCATAGGAGAATTTACAATGAATGGCATTTTAATAACTTTATATATTATTTTTATAATCTTATATTGTTTTTCGTTTTTAAGATCGCAACGCCATCCATGCCAAAAGTAGAAAGAAACCCCCTAATTTTACGGGATCATGAATGCCGTCAAATAATAACCATGCCGCGAATAGACTCTGTACAATAAGATTCTTTTGTGTCTCCCCCTTTATTTTTTTATCCACACGCATAATATTGTAATTCGTATTCTTAATTTCTTTTGAATAATTTGACATTGTTCCAATATCTTTTTGTGCCTTGTATTGGAGAAAATCCATATCAAATAACGCGTTTTGAGCATACGGTGTCAATGTATCAATATAACTAAACTGGGGATTGAGAAGAGCACACGTGCCATCTAAAAGGGAAAATATACGGAATATAGACAAAAAATTTGGTTCAATTTTGAAGGAGAGGTTGCTATCTTTTAATGCCTCGTTGCTAAGGATGGAATCTTTAAGTTCCTTAAAATCTAATGTTTCTAAATATTCAAAGAAAAAGTTAAAAAACACTTTAAGATCCATAATGTTATCATCCTTGGTAAGCTTAAGAATATCCAAATCTACTAACTGATCAATAAATTCATCAGCATCTTTTTGATATATAGAAAATACAAGACTATTAATCTTTTTTCTAAATTTTTCACTTAGTTCAATCACATTTCCAAAATCATAAAGCACAATGGTTTCACCATCTTTTGCCACGCCAATATTTCCAGGATGAGGATCGCAATGAACGAGACCATGAACCACGATTTGAGATAGATACATATCTACAATCTTGTTTGCCAATGTAGTCGTATCTACATTCAACTTTTTCAATTTCTCAATATCCGTAATCTTTGTAGATGGTACATATTCCATGACAAGCATCATGTCATTGCTCAGTTTAGAATATACCTTTGGTATGATGACCTTATCTCTACTTTCATATATTTTTCCAAAATCAATCATATGTTTTAGCTCTCCGCGATAGTCCAATTCACTGGACAAAAAGCGCGAATATTCCTTTAACAGATTATCAATTTCGTAAGATCGTTTTGATCCGGTTTTCTTAAGAATTTCATTAATATTTGTAAGCGTATTTAGATCATCTTTTATTTGGCGCGCCACGCACGGCTTTTGAACCTTTACGACCACTTCTTTGCCACTCTCAAGTAGTTTCGCTTTATGTACTTGTCCAATAGACGCGGATGCTATAGGAATTTCGTCAAAGGATGTGAAAAGCTCGGACGCCCTTTTACCGGTTGTAATAAAAAATACATCGTCAATTTCATTAAACGATACGGATGGTATATTGTCTTGAAGATTGGAAAGCTCTTTCGCAATTTCTTTCCCAAGGAAATCACTTCTTGTGGATAGAAACTGCCCTAATTTAATAAATGCTGGACCAAGATTGATAAGCTCTGTTTTCATCCATTGTCCCACCACCTTTTTATCTTTTTGTACAAATGTGCGAATACGAACTTCTGCTATAAATTTCCAAATTCGTATTGGACTCGTTTTTGGTTTACATACAGGGCCTTCCGGCTTTTTGCTTGAAAGCATTATCCAAACAATATGTTTGATTACTTATATGTAGGCAGGGTTTTTCTTATGTATAATGTATAATAAATAACCTATGTTAAAAATTGAGCCTATATAAGAAAAGACTACGATAATATCTAATAAAATGAACTACGCTATAAAGACCGTTACTGAATTGAAGGCAATATGTAAAGAACGAAAAATCAAAGGAATTAGTGGTAAAAATAAAGGTGCTCTTATAGCACTTCTTGAGTCGCCAACAAACATAATTGAAAATACAAATACAGAAACTATTCCCCAAGTACAACCGAATAATTTACGCCAAGATATAATCCACGGTGATACAATCCAAATTCTACCAACATTTGAGAGCGAGTCTGCCCAGATAATTATAGCTGATCCTCCCTATAATATTGGAAAAGACTTTGGAAATGATAGTGATAAACAACCAATGAATGAATATTTACTTTGGTGTGAAGAATGGATGAATGAGTGTCTGCGCATCCTAAAGCCTAATGGTACAATGTTTATTTATGGATTTAGTGAAATTCTTGCTCTTATCCTTTCCAAAGTCCCCTATAATATTCATCGTCGCTGGATTATTTGGCATTATACCAATAAGAATATTCCCTCTCTCAATTTCTGGCAACGTTCTCACGAAAGCATAGTTGTTTTATGGAAGACTGATAAGATATTTCATAGAGACGATATTCGGGAAGCTTATACAGAAGGATTTCTTAATGGGGCAGCAGGAAAAGAACGTAATGCAACAAAAGGACGTTTTTCTAAGGGTGATAAAAAAACAACATATACAGCACACGTAAATGGAGCTTTACCAAGAGACGTAATTAAAATTCCTGCTCTTGCAGGTGGTGCTGGGATGAACGAGCGTGTGAATCATCCAACACAGAAGCCACTTGCTCTATGTGATAAACTATTACGCTCATGTAAGCAATCTGCTACAGATGGATATGTACTTGTCCCATTTGCTGGATCTGGAAGCGAATGTTTAGCAGCAAAAAATATTGGACTTCCATTTGTTGGTATTGAATTAAACTCCGAATATGTGAATTTAATCAAGGAAAGATTAAAAGGTAAGGTTACTGAAGCATTATAATTAGGCAGGGTTTTTCTTATGTATAATGTAGAATAGTAGATATGAATATACTGCCCCCTCAACTAGAAGCAATCCGTGTAAAGTTAAACGATCGCCGTAAATCCATTGAACAAGTCCGTTCTTTCAATGTGCGTCGTATCAATGCAGATGTAAAGAAGATTACAACGCAAGAGATAGATTTTACAAAGAAACTATTTGAACAGATGATCCCTGTCAAGATCATATGGAAAAAAAATATTACAAAAAATATACAAGATATGATTCCTTTCACGGTAGAAATAAATAAAGAACAAACGAATGATGAGACAAATATTGAATTAGAAGATACCGCCCCTGTTAAGAATTCAAATGATACATCTTAATAAAAATATAAAAATATAAACATGATTATTATTATTATTTTTTCAATTTATTCTATTTATGGGACACCTGCTCGTTGTCTAAATCAAGTTCTCCAAGGACAGGATCGTAAGAATCAAGAGTATTTTCTACTGAATCAATATTTACAATAAGCTCTTTTTGAGTATCTATATTTATCATGGAAACAATTGGTATTACATCCGTAGCAGTTTCTTCTTTTTTATAATGATTATATATTTTGTTTTCAGTAGGCAATACTTTGTGTTTATACATCTTCAATACGGATTTAATAATTGGATGACGCTCTACATCTTCATCTGTAAATTCAACCATGCCTATTTTAGTTTCTTTATAATATTTCATACGCCTTATGAGATCATTTAGACCATTTACTTCAAAACCACGATCGTGTTGAACTGGATCGCCCGTGATTATCATTTTGCTTTTGTGTCCAATTCGTGTGAGCAACATAAGCATCTGGTTTGGGGTCATATTCTGTGCCTCATCCGCAATAATCCATGCATGTTCAAATGTCCTCCCGCGCATATAAGCAAGAGGGCAAATCTCTATGACCTGATTTTTAATAAGTTGTTGTACTTTTATCACCGTAAAATACTGGTACATAATGTCATAGATCGGCTTTAGCCAAGGTTCCATTTTTTCTTCAAGCGTACCAGGAAGAAATCCATGTTGTTCTTCTACCGACACAGCAGGCCTTGTAAGAATAAGTTTCGCGATATCACCATTCATAAGTTTGCGAAGACCGATATGACAGGCGATCATTGTTTTTCCTGTCCCGGCTGAACCTACCGCAAGAACAATAGGAGGATTTACACCCTCCAATAAATTCATATAGTCCGCTTGTCTTGGGTTACGGGGTTTAACACGCTCTTTTTCTCTATAAGAGAATGACATAGCGATGGAGGAAGACCTATTGGGGGCAGACTGAGGGTATGTCATAGCCATATCCGTCGTAGATGAATTTTCCGAAGATCCGTATAAATCGTCGTCGTCCGCTACCGACATTATATTTCTCTTATTTTTTGATTTACCCCTCATCCCTATATATCTTGAACATTGATTTTTATGGGAAATGAAAGATCGTGGTACTTGAAACATTAATAATGTTCCTTGATCTTATACATATACATACAAATTTAAGTACGAGAAGTGAACGCCAAAGTTAGTTAAAAATTGAACATATAATTAATATCATCTAAATATTACTGGAATAATAAGAATAATGAACGAACTAATTGACTCTTTTGAGATATTCACAACGGACGAATCCAAGAAGGAAGGGAAAAAGATGAAGGGGCAGTTTTATACGGTTAATAGTTCCTATATTCTTGATGGATTACCTATGCCTCCATCTACGGCTCGTTGTATTATAGAGCCCTTTGCTGGTAAGGGGGATTTACTTGATTGGCTTGAAAAAAATGGCAATACACTTCCAGTTGAATTATATGATATAGATCCAAAAAAAGAGGGAATAATACCTCGTGATACACTTATGAATCCGCCGAATTATAAAGATTCGTGGATTCTTACAAATCCTCCCTATCTTGCCAGAAATAAGTGTGATAAAAAAGAGATATTTGATATTTACAATACAAACGATTTATACAAGTGTTTCATAACTTCATTGACAAAACAAGAAGAAGCGTGTATTGGTGGCATATTTATTATTCCTGCTGGATTCTTCTTCTCTCCCCGTGATTTGGATGTTCGTTGTAGGGATCATTTCTTATCAAAATATAAATTACTGAAAGTTAAATATTTTGAAGAGACTGTATTTCCTGATACGACCACGACCGTAGTAGCATTCGCGTTTGAAAAATCAACCGTTTTACTTGATGAACAGTCTGTGGAATGGATTTCTTTACCGTCTGGAGATAAACGTGTATTCAAATTATCTAAAGAAAATGATTGGATTATCGGTGGTGATATATATAAATTATCCATACCAAAAGGGATAAAAATAAGGAGACATGTTGAAGGGCAAAAACTAAAAGAAGGAGAACAGAGAACCTTTATGACTCTATCTGCTCTTGATACTGGTACAAAAGATGGACGAATTCGTCTTGAATATAAAGAGAATTATATTTATCCTGCGAAAGAATGTAGCCGGACATATGCAACACTGTGTATCCAAGGAAAAAATATAACTCTGGAAGAACAAAAGAAAATTTGTATAGACTTCAATGCTCTTGTTGAAAAAAAGAGAGCTGATACATGGAGTCTATTTCTTCCTCAGTTTAGAGAATCCAAGGAATATGCCAGAAAACGCATACCATTTGAACTTGCCTATACCATTGTTCTTCACTTGATTCAAACCTAAGTAAAATGTAAACAGCAAGGCGCTGCTATAATATCTGTATTCGCATTAGATTTACGAAGACACGCTGTTTTTCTATTATTTCTTACCTGTTTTGGTGTCATTTCCTGAACTTTTACTAT